GGCAATTTCGGTTGTGATGAATGTGGTAGCAAAGACAACAATGGTGTATACAAAGCTGAAGATGGTTCTTACAACAGTCATTGTTTTGGGTGTGACCACAATAATCCCTTGTGTGACTCACGAGGTCACGCTATGACACGTACTAAAAATAACACTTACAAGGAGGAAGATATGGACGACAAGATTACTTTTGAGGACATCCAAGAGCTTCCCGTTATTGGTGACAAAGAGCGACGAATTTATAAATCCATTGGACAACTTTATGGACTACGAGGTGCAAAGGTCGATTCAGAGGACTTTACACACCAGTACTACCCTTTTCACAAAGAAGGTAAGCTTGTGGGTTACCAAGAGCGTACAGTCGCTACAAAGGACTTTAAGAGCATTGGGTACGGTAAGCAAGACATCGACCTCCAAGGTGCTGAGATATGGCCTAATGGTGGTAGCCGTTACTTAGTGATCACTGAGGGCTTCTTAGATACTCTGGCTGCTCAACAAATGTTAACAGGTAAGGTAGCTGACCGTGATAAGCGGTTCCCTATCGTATCTCTGCCGAATGGTTCCAACGCTAACCACGTTCTCAAGAACCTTAAGACTCGTGATTGGGTAGAGAGCTTTGAGAAAGTGATCTTAATGCTTGACCAAGACAAAGCTGGTATGGACTGCGCTAAGAAGATAGCTGTAGGTCTACGTCCAGGTTTAGTACACATCGCTGAGTACTCTGAGAAAGATGCTTGTGATATGTTACGTGAAGACAAGGACACAGAGTTTAAGCGTTCTTTCTGGAATGCTAAGAAGTACTCTCCTGCTGATATCGTTACAGCCTCGAGTGTACGTGAAATACTGTCTGAAGAGAACATGGTAGAATCTTTACCTTACCCCGACTTTGCTGCAGAGCTTAACATGGGGTGGTACGGCAAGCGTAAAGGTGAGATCACACTGTTTGCTGCTGGCACTGGTTTAGGCAAGTCAAGCTTCTTCAAAGAAGATATGTACCACATTATGTGCAACACTACTGATAAGATAGGCGTAGTATCTTTAGAAGAATCCACTCGGGATACTTTAATGAGCATGCAAGGTCTGTACTTAAACAAGCGAGTGAACCTGCCAGATGTACACTTGACCGAAGAAGAGAAGGAAAACTCTCTTAACTGGATTGAGAAAGAATGTGGAGACCGTTTAGTGATGTTAGACCACCAAGGTTCAAGCATGGGTGACGACCTTATGCAGAAGATCCGATATCTTATCGACATTGGCTGTGGGTACATCTACATTGACCACATCACTCTAGCGACTGCTGGCAGTGAGAACACCAACAAGGCTATCGACGACTTCATGGATTCTTTACTGAGTCTGTGCAAGAAGAAGAAAGCTCCATGGTTCGGGGTAGTCTCTCACTTGCGTAAGACATCTGACGGAAAGTCTTTTGAAGAAGGTGCGATACCTACTATGGATGACTTGAAAGGTTCTGGAAGTATTAAGCAGATCTCTTTCGATGTGGTAGTTTTCGCTAGGAATATGAATGCTAAGTCTGAGGTTGTCCGCAACCGTACAGATATCTATGTCAAGAAGTCTCGGACTGTAGGAAAGACTGGCCCTGCTGGAAGCTACTCTTTCGATTCCACAACAGGACGACTGAAGTACGTAGATCGCTCAGCAATAGACATCGACGATGATGACGAACTTAACGAGTTTGAAATGGCGTAGATTCAAAACACTGTATTATGATATAACTCAACCTCACAAAAGGAATTTTAACTATGAAGATAACGGAAGAGTGTTACACTTGCGGAGAAGACATTAAGTCTCCTTCGATTTTTAGGCTGTACCAACTTAACGACACCTGTGTTTGTGAGATTTGCTTAACTACTGTTGTAGGAGCTCAGTCTCCAGGATTGACCATGGCTTTCGTAAAAGATGGCGAAGTGGTCTATGAAGACAAAGAGAAAGAGAAAACATACGCAGACACTCAAGACGAGGTATTCTACAGCATTTTCGGAGAGTTCCCCGATCCTGTGGAAGCCCCTAATCTAGAGACTTTGTTAGACACTTACCAGAAAGTTTTAGGAACCGATCTTAAATCTCGAAAGAGTAAACCAGCTGATATGGAAGATGCTATAGTTGGAAATGGTAAGTCACAAGTTGTTGTTTCCACTATACCTACACCAAAAGAAATCAAGGCTCACCTTGACCAATTCGTGGTAGGCCAAGAACAACCTAAGAAGGTGTTGGCAGTTGCTGCCTACAACCACTACAAACGTTTGATGTTTAATAAGACTCGAGAAGGTACTATCAAGAAGTCTAATGTACTTATGTTAGGGCCAACTGGTACGGGTAAGACATTTATGTGTGAAATCATATCTAAGATACTAGATGTACCGTTCGTAGTAGTAGACGCTAACTCTCTCACTCAAGCTGGCTATGTCGGCAGTGATGTAGAAGAGATGTTAGAGAGACTTTACTTGAAGGCCGGCAACAAGCTTGCTAAAGCAGAGAAGGGTATCATCTTGATTGATGAGATCGATAAGATTGCTTGCAGTGATACTGGAGGCAAGAAGGATGTAGGTGGACGTGGCGTTCAAGAACAACTTTTGAAGATCATTGAAGGTGGAGAGTTTAAGGTTGACATTGGCAGTGGACCTAACAAGAACTCTATCAATTTCAATACAACTGAAGTGTTGTTTGTAGTAGCTGGAGCATTCGGTGGTATCGACAAACTGGTATCTGACAAGTCCTCTACGATGTCCAAGGACTTCTTAGGTGGAAAGTCTAAGAACGTACCCTTGTCTACTAAAGAAGCTTATGCTAAGGTTTCCACTGCTGACTTGTCCAAGTTTGGTATTATTCCAGAGTTATTAGGAAGACTACCTATCAGGACTATTTTACACCCACTCGACGAAGAAGATCTTGTGAAGATCATCACCACGACTAAGAACAGTCTGGTAGATCAGTATACAGACAGTCTTGCTTTCGATAACGTACAGCTAAAGATTACCAAGGGTGCGCTTGTGGAGATTGCTCGTGCAGCTATCCTAAACAAGACAGGTGCTCGAGGATTGCAAACAGTATTCGAAAGGGTATTGCTTGATAAGATGTACGAATGTCCAGATAACACTGAAATGGAAAAGTTCACTATTGACAAGAAGATGGTAGAAGATCTATCTAAATAAGGAGAATACTCATGGTACAACAACAATATGAGAGGGTGAACCCACTCTGGGATTCTGGAAACTTTGTATTCATGACAGGAGTTGACGACGAGTCTTGTCTACAGGCTATGAACTTTATCGCTTGGCACAACATGAAAGAAACTAAACTTGAGCACTTGACGATTGTAATCAACAGTCCAGGCGGCTCATTGACAGCGTGTTTTGCTTTAATAGATACAATGCGGACGAGCACTATCCCAGTGCACACCTTAGTCTTAGGACAAGTGTGTAGCTGTGGCTTCATCATTACGATGGCTGGAGCTAAGCGAGTTATGTCTGAGAATGCCACAGCGATGTCTCATACCTATAGCTGGGGAGCTTCTGGTAAGCACGGAGACTTGGTCAATGTACGTAAAGCACAGGACATGACCGACAACCTCATACGACGACACTACAAGAAGTGCACTAAGAAGTCCGATGCATACATCAAGAAAAATCTGTTACCAGATCTTGGAGATGTTTGGTTGACTCCTGAAGAGTGTCTTGAACATGGCGTTATTGATGAAATCAAAATCATCCCGTAAGCAGCACACTTTATAAGTTCTCTTCGGGGAGCTTATCTGGAGTGTTGTTTCAACATTCACAAACTATAACTTGACGACAACGACGGAGTAGCTTATGTCTACAAAACGGTGTGTAAAAGGGGGTGATCTTTAGTCTACTATTGAGTGGCTTTAGAGTCACCATAAAATAGTTTAATCTTAGACCTGAGCATGTCTATAAGAAACTGCTCAACTTTTAAGGAGTAACAACATGGAATTAATTTGTAAAGGACTATTAGGGGAAGTACTCTTACTCCCATCTGGAGTGTATCGTTTATACTGTGACGGCATATCAGAGAATCGAGAGAAGAAAATTATAGACTTATCCAACGGTATGGGTAAGGTTCAAAGCAGGATAGGAAGCAACTGCGAAGGTGCTTTAATTATAGACTTCGAAGATTGTCAATTAGACTTCTTCAAAACTTTGGTGAAATAATATGGTAGACAAGATGACAGAACGTCAGAAACAAGACGCAAAGAACGCCCGTAAGGTTGCTCGTAGAGCCGCAGAGAAGACGGGAGCAGTTAGGAAAGGCGATGGTAAGGATGTTGACCATAAGACCCCTCTAAGCAAAGGAGGCTCCTCTAAACTTACTAATACTCGAGTTGTGAGCGAAGGTAAGAACCGATCAGATGGTGGGAAGATGGGCGGCAAGATGGTAACAGGTGCTGCTAAGAAAACTGCTGGAGCTAAAGGTGGCAAGGTTTCAAGCCGCAAAGGAATCCCTAACAAGAAATAGGAGAACCACTATGAGTAAACCTAGTTGGAAGAACGCACCACCATGGGCTAACTATTTAGCAATGGAAGCTGATGGTACGTGGTTTTGGTACGAGTTAGAGCCGTGGGCAGAGGGTATGTGCTTCTGGAACTCACACGGCAAGGAAGAAGCGCTAGCGAGCCGAAGCGACGATTCCTCAGACACACTAGACACACTGGAGAAACGACCATGAATAAACCTGATTGGAAAGACGCACCAGAGTGGGCTAACTATCTAGCAATGGACAGTGACAATAATTGGTATTGGTATGAATTTGAGCCATGGTTAGATTTCGATTTAGGTGCAGATGAATGGCAATCCGACGGCAGGGAAGAAGAAGTACGGGAAGATTTATATGACACATCTTACTATGCCATAAACACACTGGAGAAACGACCATGAATAAACACATAGAGTTAGTTCAAAAGTGGTTAGCCGACCCTTTATCGGTTAGTCAAGCAGAGTTAAAAGCTAATGATCATGCTGCTAATGCTGCTGCTAATGCTGCTAATAATGCTGCTAGTTCTGCTGCTCATTCTTCTCTTGCTACTAAATGGGTGTCTGAATACCACAAATCAGTCAAGGAGAAACGATTATGAAAGTAGATACAAAAGGCTGGTTGATGTTTGATTTGGAGTGCTCTATGCACTCTGAGGACAAAGTACAAGGTTCGTTCTACAAACGCGCTAAGGAGCTGTTATGTATCGCTACACATGACCTCGGTACAGGAGAGAAAGTTCTCTACGCTGAAGACACTCTGGAAGATGGTGTTCAAGCTATCTTAAACGCCCCCCGATTAGTGGGACACAACATACGGATGTTTGATATACCAGCGTTAGGACATCTACGTAGCGATTTTAACAAACAGCTAAGGACTGTCCCGTTGTCAGATACTCGTTGGATGGCGCTGAAGTCAGACAAATCTCCCGATGGTATCTACACCTACGATCAGTTAGAAGAATTGGATAATAAGTTAGGACTCGACACTGAGTACCCTAACTCGTTGGCATCGTGGGGAGACCGTTTTAAGTTTCCTAAGATGTCAGACTTCAAGAACACTGACTGGGAAACTCAGAAGTATTCTCCACTATTGGGGAAGTACTGTCAGACTGATGTAGCAGTGAACGTGAAGTTATTTGAACACATTTGTAAAAAGAAGGATATAGAGTATTAGCCTACACTATTCCTATGAGGTGTTGCAGCGGACAGCATTGAGCACTAAGACTGAGTGTAGGCTATTCATAGTAACAGTCGAAGTGTATCCGCATTCTTAATTTAGAGAGGTAGTATGAGCAAACCAGATGACAAGATGAGAAGACAGAAGCCTAACTGGTCAGATAACCCTGACAAGGATTTTGATAGGAAAAAGACTCGGGACAAGCGTAAAAGCAGAGAACGAAAACGAGATGTACAATAACTTTTAAAGGCATTTATCATGGCAGGACGAAAATTCAATGGGCACTGGAAACAGTCTGTCCGTAAATCAGATTCAAAATGGGAAGAGAAGCTTAGAGTAGGTTGCTTAAAGCACACTGAACACCACCCAGATACTATCCCTTACGTGATAGAGCGTAAGTATCACCCAGACTTTAAGATGCAAGTCGGAGACAAGACTATACTTATAGAAGCTAAAGGTTTCTTTGCAGAGACCAATGAGGCTACTAAGTACAAACATGTTAGAGACCATCTTCCAGAAGACTACGAGCTTGTGTTCTTATTTATGAGATCCACCACTCCTATGCCTCGGGCAACTGTTAAGAAGGATGGTACCAAGACTTCTATGGCAGACTGGGCAGACCGTAACAATTTCAGATGGTACAGCGAAGACAATATACACGAACTCTGGGAGAGTTAATATGAAGTTTGACAGAGAAGCTATGATAGCAGATTTCTTATCAGATATGGCAGAGTTAGACAAGCCTATAGAGAAACCTTCAAGGGATACTATAGAGGCTGCATTCTTTAAACTGCTACAAGTAAATGTAGACAAAGGTGTTTACGACCAAGAGTATTGTGCAAGATTATTTAGTGGAGTTTCTGATATGTCAGATGATACTATATTCTATCTGTACGATGAAATGAAAAATAGATTTCCAAACTTAGAGGTATGATTATGGACAGTACAGTAGCAGAAAAGACCACATTCCCGTTATTAGGAGTGCTTGGTTTAATATTTATCACACTGAAGCTCACAGGCTTTATCGTATGGTCTTGGTGGATGGTGTTAGCTCCATTCTGGGTACCCCCTGTTCTAGTCGTTATCGTAGTTTGGCCTGTTTTTATGGTTTGGTACACTATCGTGACTAAAAGAAAAGAAGTTTTAGAGGCTGCTGAAGAAGACCAGAGGCAACAGGACACTCTACAAGGATTTGATGACACTAATAAACATTAGATCCAAAACACTGTATTATGATATAACCCAATCACAGTAGGAGACTAATATGCGAAGAATTGTATGCGACATAGAAACAAACGGTCTCTTACCAGAGCTTAACCGCATCTGGATAGCAGTTACCCACGATATTGACACAGGGGAGCAGCACATCTTTTCAGAGCATACTGACAAGGCTGATGGAGACATTCAAGACTTTATAGAGTACTTGAAGGGTACTACTACCATCATTGGACACAACTTCATCGGTTTCGATATACCTGCTATACACAAGGTTACAGGGTTCCAATACGATGCTGAAGTAGTAGATACTCTGATTTTGTCTAAGCTCCTACACTTTACACGTTATCGTCCTAAAGGCTACCCAACTGGGCACTCATTAGGTGCTTGGGGTGCTAAGATAGGTATTAAGAAGCCTGACCAAGAGCAGTGGTTGCGATGGGAGACTAATATGGTCACTCGTTGTGTAGAGGATGTACGAATTAACGTAGACACTTACCATAAATTGATGGGAGAAGTGGCTCGTCAGCCTGATGTTGGCAACGCTATCAAGATAGAGCATGAGACTTCTAAAATATGTGCTGAGATGACCCGAAATGGTTGGTTAGTAGATATGAAGAAGCTTACAGACAACATTACATACTTAGACGAAGAGATAGAGAGATTGCGCTCATTAGTAGAGCCTCTTATCACTAAGGTGTGTGTGCCTAAAGACGCCAGATGTACTTGGGAGGAAGCCAATGTTATTCTTGGAGGGGTTTGGAAGAGATTCCCTGAGACTAAGAACAATGCTGCAGGTTTGCCCATAAAGCTTACACGTGAGCCTAAACTCCCTAAGATTCTTAAGTCTGGCAAGTACGACAAGCACTCTGCCTTATGGTTTGGGTTGTCTCAAATGGACGCCATGGTCAATAAGACTATCGCTGGACCCTATAGTCGTATAAGTTTTGAACCTGTTCGACTATCTCAGCACGCTCTTATCAAGGCTTTCTTGTTCACACAAGGTTGGGTTCCTACTGTTTGGAACTACAAGAAATGTACAGATACTGGAAAGATTCTTAGAGATGACAACAATCAGCCTATAAAGTCTAGCCCCAAACTCACAGAGGATAGCTACGATAGTATCAAAGGTGAGACTGGTAAGTTCATAGGTCGTCATGCAACTCTCGTACACAGGCGTCAAACCCTCGAGAACCCCAAAGACATGACGAAAGGTTGGTTGAACAACCTTGGTGAGGATGGTCGACTACGTTGTGACTTCGACACTCTCGGAGCTGCTACAGGTCGTATGGCCCACAAGAAGTTAACCAATGTCCCTGGAGTTCGTTCAGTGTTCGGTAAGGAGATGCGAGAGTGTTTCATCGCTCCAGAAGGACGTATGCTTATCGGTGCTGATGCTGCAGGTTGTCAACTTCGATTACTGGCTGGACTCATGGGGGATGAAGACTATATTAAAACTGTTGTTGACGGTATCGAGGAAGATAAAGATGATAACTATGTGGGAAGTGATGTTCATACTGTTAACGGTTTGTCTACTGGTCTCATCAAGGAGGCTGACCACCAATGGCTTCTCGATAATGACCCTGATCACGCTGATTGGCATGATGTTCGTGACCGTGTTACAGGCGGCAGAGGTAGAGCCAAGAACTTTATCTATGGTCTGCTCTTCGGTGCAGGTGATGCCAAGATCGGATTGCTTGTAGATGGTACCTCTAAAGACGGCAAACGTCTGAAAGACAACTTCTTTGCAAGTTGGCCAAAACTTAAGAGTATGGTTGAAGAGCTATTAGATGAGTGGCGAACTAACAAGAAGAAGTACAAAGAAGGTTGGATTACAGGATGTGACGGTCGACGTATCTACGTTGAGTCTGAGCACAAGTGTCTTAACTATAAGCTACAGGGAGATGAAGCTATCTTTATGAAGTATACATTAGTTAAGGCCGACCGACTTATAAAGAAGAACAAGATTGATTCGAAGTGGTTGCTTATTTACCATGACGAGTTTGAATCAGAAACTGCCCCCAAGGATGAGAAGAAAGTGACGAAGGTTTACTCTCACTGCTTTGCTAAGGTTGGCGAAGAGCTTGAGATAAAATGTCCTATGTCCTCCTCTCCCAAAGTGGGCTACACGTGGTATGATATCCATTAACAAGGAGCAATACTATGAATAAGATGTTGAAGAAGATATGCTTGGCTAACGGGATCCCCCTCGATGACGCTGATGCAGAACGTAAAGCAATGGATATCCTAACAGGTAACGATGATGAGTCTCAAACTCACGAGACTGCTGCTGCAGATTACTACCTGTGTGGGAGCTGTGAGCAGAGAATCGAGTTAGATGAACCTGTGAACGTATTTGGACACATAATCTGTCCCCATTGCAAAATACCAAACTTACTTAAGAAATCATAAACGGAGATATAACTATGCCATTATTAAAGAATGTAGAAGCACACTGGGCCAAGATTGGTAAGCCAGAGAAGAAGTACAAGAGTAACGATACTCAGTGGGCGGTAAACGCAGTTTGTGATATCAAAGTTGCAAAAGCTTGGCAGAAGAAAGGCTATGCGCAGAAGGTTCGCACAATGGAGATTGATGGTGAAGATACCCCTTACATCTACTTAACTAAGCCTACCCACCGTCGGAGTGGTGATGAGAACAAACCTGTTAAAGTGTTTGACAAGTACGGCAAGGACATTGACCCTGATACTATCGGAAACGGCAGTAAAGTAAACATCCAGTATCGAATATATGATTGGGAGTTTCAAGGAGACAAAGGTACCAAAGCTGAGTTAGTCGCAGTGCAAGTCGTAGAGCTTATAGAGTATGCAGGTGGAGGAGACTCTAACGAGTTTGACTTTGCCGATGCCCCTGCAGCTGAAGAAGTATTTGCAAGCGATGACGATGATTTAGATTTAGACGACTTCGAATAGATAATAGGAGACCATCATGTTTAGGAACAGAACCGCATTAATTGATGCAGACGTTTTAGTATATAAAATTGGATTTGCTGGGCAAGACCAAGTGCACTCTGTCCTAAACGAAGATGGAGAAGTGTTAGAAAAGTTCGATAAGAAGCCCGATGCTAACGACTTTATGGAGCTTTTGGCTCTCCAAGGTTGCATGAACCCTCGATTAGAGACTGCAGTAATCCCCAAAGAAGAATCAGATGTAGAAGGTATGCTTGACACTGCTATCAATAAGATTGTACAGTTGTCAGGTGCTTCTGACTACGTTTGCTATCTCTCTGGTAAGACTAATTTTAGGTCTGTCTCTGCTAAGTATCAGTCATACAAAGCTAATAGGTCAGACTCTGTGAAACCGCACCACTACGGTTTTATCAGGGATTGTATTACGAACAACCACCCTATGATTCTTTCGGACAACTGTGAAGCCGATGACCTTCTGGCCATAGACCTTTACGATGAGTTTAAGAAAGCTGAAGAGAGTGGGGATAAGTTAGATTGTGAAGTCATCCTGTGCACTATAGACAAAGATTTGCGTAATGTACCTGGATGGCACTACAACATGACCCACAAAGAAATCGACTGGGTTTTGCTTGAAGATGCAGATAGGCATTTTGCTATGCAGCTCCTTACTGGAGACCGTGTGGACAATATCCCTGGACTGTCTTTCTTTTCAGAAGGTAAGAAGAAGGTTGGTCCAGCTACAGCAAAGAAGATGTTAGGAGAAGCTGTTACAAAGCAAGAGTTATACTCAGCAGTTTGTGTAGCTTACCAAGATCTTGTAGACGAAGACTGGCATGACAAACTTGAAAACAGTGGTCTGCTGCTTTGGATGCAGAGAAAGCCTGAACAGATGTTCAACATAGAAACTTGGAAGGAGGGATTGTATGATTAAACAATTTGACAGTTATCAAAGGCTGGCGACTAAGACTGCTACGTATAAAGACCCCGACTACCTGCCTCTCGGCTTGGCTGAAGAGTGTGGAGAGCTGGTCCATGAGTTTGCCCGATGTAAGAGGAAAGGTGTCCCTATGGACATTGAAGCTCTTGAGGGAGAGATTGGAGATGTCCTTTGGATGTTGAGTCAGATATGTACAGAACACGACCTGTCTCTTGCTTGGATTGCAACTAACAATATTGCTAAGCTTAAGAAGCGAGATTCGGAAGGTTCTCTGCACGAGAAAGAAAACCGATGACTATCAAGTCTGTTCTATCAGACCTTTCAGCGATAGTTTTAGGAGTACTTGCAATGTGGTTAGTACTTGCTGTTGTGAGTAAGTATCACACACCTGCTGCCCCCACTGTTGACCCAATCACATATGCAGTCCCCCTTATAAGCTGTGAGAGTATGAAAGTAATATACGACAAAGCCTACGTAGAAGCTCTCCCATCGTCAAACACCGACGTAGATTGGAGTGACATAGACAAGGTATTTTACGAGAAGTTCAAACACTGCTTATAACCCCACTCAAAAGGATACAAAATGATTATTAAATTTTACACTGCAGGTTGTGCACCTTGCAAGGCAGTGTCTGCTATATTAGACGAGTTACAAATCTCGTATGAAGATATAGACATTGGCAAAGACATGGAGTCAGCCATAAAGCACCGAGTACGAACCGTACCTACTCTCGTTAACACAGAAACAGGTAAGCGCCTGATAGGGTTTAAAGACAAGACTACTGTAGAGGATTGGATAAATGACAATTGCGATTGATTACACACGAAACGAGCTTCTATCGAAACAGGCTCACACTTTATTAACTGAGTACTACTGTCGTGATGGAGAAGATCCTCAAGATGCGTATGCCAGAGCGGCTGTCGCTTTCTGTAAAGCAGACTACGACTTAGCCCAACGAATATATGACTATGCCAGCAAAGGTTGGTTTATGTTTAGTTCCCCCATCTTATCTAATGCCCCAGCTCCAGGAGAAAAAATACGTGGATTACCTATTAGTTGTTTTCTTAGTTACGTACCCGACACTCTTGATGGCCTCATCGGTCATTCCACCGAACTGCGATGGCTATCGGTTAAGGGCGGTGGAGTGGGCGGTCATTGGAGCGACATTCGTTCCGTTAGTGACGTTGCTCCTTCACCTATTCCTTTCCTAAAGACTGTCGACAGTGACATGACTGCCTACCGTCAAGGTAAGACACGTAAAGGTTCTTATGCGGCTTACATGGACATTAGTCACCCCGACATTATTGAATTTATCAACATCCGTGTACCCACAGGTGGTGACCCCAACCGTAAGGCATTCAACATTCACAATGCGGTAAACGTTACTGACAAGTTTATGGACGCTGTTATGGCAGGAGCCCAATGGGATCTACGTGACCCTAACGACCAGTCTGTACGTGACACCATGCCTGCAAGAGATTTGTGGGAGCGTCTTCTTGAGACACGATTCCGTACAGGTGAGCCTTACTTAAATTTCTTAGACGAAGCTAATCGACATCTTCCTCCAGCAATGAAGGAGAAAGGTCTAAAGATTAACGGCTCTAACTTATGTAACGAGATCCATCTACCTACTTCTGAAGACCGAACAGCTGTGTGTTGTTTGTCTAGTGTCAACCTTGAGTACTATCAAGAGTGGAAGGATACGAGTATGGTTACAGACCTAATCACAATGCTCGACAATGTTATCAGCTTCTTCGTAGAGTACGCTCCTAAAGAGCTGCGTAAGGCTGTGTTTAGCGCCACTAACGAACGTAGCTTAGGACTTGGAGCAATGGGTTTCCACAGCGCCTTACAGCGTGCAGGCATCCCTTGGGAGTCTCCTATGGCCACTACTTACAACACTGAGATGTTCACGCATATCAAAGCTCAAGCCAAAGCCGCTACGGTTTACTTAGCAGAAGAGCGTGGAGCTTGTCCAGATGTTGAAGGTGTGCGCAACTCTCACTTACTTGCTATCGCTCCAAATGCTAACTCCTCTATTATTGCAGGATGTTCAGCATCTATCGAGCCATTCAAGTCGAATGCGTTTACACATCGGACTCGAGTAGGAGCACACTTGGTTCAGAACAAATATTTAGACAAAGTACTACACGCTCACAACGCTGAACCCGCATGGGTAGCAGAGCAATGGAAGTCGATCATCCTGCACGAAGGTAGCGTACAGCACTTAGAGTGGATGGATGAATGGGATAAAGAAATCTTTAAGACAGCTTTTGAGTTGGATCAGAGATGGGTAGTAGACCATGCAGCAACTCGACAACCTTTTATATGTCAAGGACAGAGCGTTAACCTTTTCTTCCCAGCAGGGACAGATAAGGCGTACGTCAACGAGGTACACTTACGTGCCTTCAATAAAAAACTTAAAGGACTATATTATCTCAGAACTTCCGCAGGTGCTAAGGCAGACACAGTAAGCTTCAAGCCTACTCGAGTCGCACTTAAGGACTTTGCAGGGGAAGATGATGATGAGTGCTTGTCATGTCAAGGATAACAACCAAATGAGCCTATTAACATCGTCAGCAGCCTACAAGCCTTTCTCTTATGCCAGCTTTGTCACTCAAGCAATTGAGCACGACAAACTGCATTGGGGCGAGTGGGAATGCGACTTAAATGAAGACGTTACACAGTGGAAGTCTGGAAAGATTTCATCTGAAGAAAAGAACTTTATCACTCAGATCCTACGACTGTTCACTCAGTCTGATGTGATCGTTGGAGGCAGTTACGTAGATGTATTCTTGCCTCGCATCAAGAACAATGAAGCACGTATGATGATGTTGTCATTCGCACACCGAGAGACCATCCATATGCGTTCGTATGCCCTGCTTAACGATACCCTTGGGTTTCCTGAAGCAGAGTACACTGCGTTTCTTGAGTATGACGCAATGGCTGAGAAGATTGAGTTCATGCAGAACTTTGACCCAGACACTAAAGAAGGTCTAGCTAGATCTATCGCACAGACTGTGTGTAATGAAGGAATGTCCTTGTTCTCAGCTTTCGTGATGCTATTAAACTTCCAAAGATTTGGCAAGTTAAAGGGCATGTGCGAGATTGTAGAGTGGTCTATTAGAGATGAGACAATTCACGTCACAGGTATGACGGAAGTGTTTAGAACATTTATTAACGAAAACCCAGAGGTGGTGAATGATGAGTTTAAACTATCTGTATACGAGATGTACAGGGAAGCTGTTGCTCTTGAAGATAAAGTTATTGAACTTGCGTTTGAGATGGGTGGCGTGGAAGGTCTTACGCAAACAGAAGTCAAGTGTTATATCCGATATATCGCAGATCGACGTTTAGTAAACCTAGGTCTTAAGCCTAACTGGGATATCGAAGAGAACCCATTACCATGGCTTGACTGGGTACTTAACGGAGATAGCTTTAAGAACTTCTTTGAAGGACGTGTCACAGACTATTCAGCAGACGGTATGACTGGAGATTCTTGGGGCTGGTCTGGAGAGACAACTATCGTAGGAGGAACCTGATGGATTCATTACAACAAGAGATGGGTACGGACTGCGGCAATACTGTAGCCAACCTCGTCATCAAGTGGTCAGACTTAGGTGCAGATCCTGCTGAGATTCTAGAGTGTCTCGCCTTATCAATAGGAAGCGTTCTAGTAGATAGCAAAGTTCTTGAGCCAGATGGTATGACTGTCCGAACTATCACTGCAGCAGAGGCTGGAGATATGATAGCAGAGTTTGTGGAAGATGGTTTTAAATCTACAAGACTAATGATGCTGGAAGAAGTAACAGGGAATGTCCCTAAATAACTATACTGTATGGGCTTTTCAAAACACTGTATTATGATACAATACAGAATCAAAGAATATCTACGGTGGAGGCAGTGCAGCTGATGGTTGCGCCATTCCTGTAGGTTGGAACGACCCTCTCTCGAAGAGGGTGCCCGACAAGGAAACTCCTGGACATGAGTATAAACTGTCCACCTTTATTTACACAGGAGAACAATATGTCAAAGCGATTCGGAGCTGAGCGTACACAAGAAGAGATTGACGAGATTGTTAAGCAGATGGAGCTGAGAGGTTACACCTATGGACCATTCCGCAAGAAGAGTATGTTTACCAATACCGTTACAAAACAGCGACTCTCTATGAAAGGAGCTGCCACGTATCTTAAATCAGAAGGAG